AGATTAAGCATGGTTAAGTAATCAGCATTACGCAATAGTTCCCAATTGTGTAATAGATTAACTTTTACTGTTGGGAATACTTTTTCAAGTTTCCCAGCATAACAAACACTTTCGCATATGCTAGTCGCTCCAGGACATGAATATGCTTTCCCTGCGGGTAATCCGAAGGTATTAGCAATTGCCGCTTGCTTTCCGTTTTTTGTGACAAGATTAGCCACCTTTCTATCATTAGAACGTTTTAGTTTAGTCATTAGTTATAACTCTCCTTGCAATTAGTGCAAATAGAATGCAATTTACAATAGCATGATTTAGCGTCGGGGCGTATCATATCTGTTTCATAGTAGTCATCATAGAAATCCATAAGATGAGCCTTTCGTTAGTTGAATGGCAAGTATAGCAGAATGGGCTGACATTATCTAAGACACGCCGAGAGCTTTAACAAAAATCCAGGGTGATTTTAATCACACCCGTAACGACACGCCCGACCCCGCAGTATTGCGGGCTGCATAACTATGCATTACTCTGCAATTTTATTTTTATGTTTGATCTTTCTAAAATATTTTTTCTTATTGCGAACAGGTTGCGCCGCATTACTGCGACGCAATTCCTGAATTCGCTTTACTTTATCTCGAAGTGAATTTTGGGACATGATACCCACTCGCTTCATGAAATCGCTTTACATCAAATCGCTCATTATCTTTCGCAAACATTTCAGCGAAATCATTTACCATTTTAGAAAATACAGCAGGGTGAGTTTTATCGCTTGCATAATTTAAAATTTCTGCAACCGCGACATAATCTTTTCTTGTCATCATTTTTTATACCTCTACGCTTTCGATAGTTAAATCTGTTATGTCTGCGACATAGACATTATCTTTATTTATTCCGTATTTTAATTGAAATTGAAATACATCAATGGCTTCATCATAGTTTTCTGCTTCTACATTTATGTAGGTTAGAAATTCAAAAGTTTTCATTTAATTACGACCTTTCTGCCTTCACGATAAAATATTTTTGTGTGGCATTTTCCGCTAGGTGTGTAAAGATTTACAGTTGCGTATTCATCAGCAAATCCCCAATCGGTAAATAGGAAAAAGTTTTCCCACGCACCAAATTCGTTTTCGTATTCCGCTGACCAATGCGGAGCATTTGAGTCATAAGCGCAAGTTAGTTTATACATTAGTTATTTTCTCCGTTCCAAAATAGTGAGCCGTCATTTACGCAATCGCAAGGTTCGCAATCAAAATCATTATCGTTACCAAAAAAGATTACTCCATAACCTAAGCAATCTTGGCACTCTATTGTTAATGCTGAGTTAATCATTATTCACACTCGCAATTCTCATAAGGGTTAAATTCGCAAAAGTAGCAACCTTGTTGCTCGCCATGCGCTTTGCAGACATGGATAAATTGTTGTTCATCACAACAGAATTTTATTTCATCTTTAATAAAATAGAATTCGGTTTCATCTAAATAATCTTTAATCATTTAGTCACCAACCTTAACCGATAAATAGCGATAAGTATCCTTTAGATTAAATACTGAGGGATAATGAGGGCGAACCTGAACGCGATAACTTTCTAAGCCTCTGCCATAAAAGACATCAGACTTTTCTGCATCTATAATTTCGCCTGTTAAAGTGCGTGAGTGATAAGTTTTTCCTACAAGTAGGCTTTCTATTGAATAGACATTTGCTGACATTAGTTGTCACCTTTCGTTTGTTGATAGTAGCAATTATAGCGGATACCACTGACAAAAAATAATTACTAGCCAGTAATTCCAAATAATGAGACGCTCAAGTCGTGTGATAAAAATCACAAAATCTCGGGCGTGTCGGAAAATTCCAGGGGCTGTGGATAACCCCCGTAACCCTGTGGATAACCCCGCTCTTTTGCGGGCGCATCAGCTTTTGTCAAGCCGACACGCCGTTATTTATTCGAAATCTTTAAAAATTTCTTCAAGCTTTAAGATTTGCTCATCGGTAAGATGATCAATTTCAATTGCTTTTTCAAATCCAAAAAAATCCATTATTCATTTTCCATTTCTGCTAGGTAATCTTCATGTTCAACTAATCCAATCGCAAAAGCAACAGGGTCGCAACACTCTAGAATTTCGGCGGGAGTAAAAGTTGAGTAACCAATTTTTACAGTTGGATAAATTTCATTTAGTAAATCAATAAAACTTTCTTTAATTTCTAAATCTTTTTCTAATTGTGATTTCATTCGCTAACCTCTAATTCTGTATAATCGACAACAATAAAATCAAGGCGTTCCAATGGAATAACCTTTAACCAAGATAAAGCGGACTCAAAATTATCGTCCTCAATAGTAACGGATAAATCAAAATTAAATACTGGCATTATTTATTCCCCTTATAAAGAAAGTCCCACGCTTTACGGCATAGCACAATAGATTGACAATTATCGCAACAGATAACGCCATGAGGATTTAACTCAAGGTCATACATGTCGATTGTGGTAGTAACCGCACCACATACGGATTTAATTGGTACATAGGTACTCATTATTTATTCTCGCAATTCTCATGTCGTGTCTTAGGTGCTAGGACTACTTGCCCACACACGCACTCGTTCATCATACCTTTAGGGTAATCGCTTACAGTAGCGAACCTTGTCCAAATACTCATTTAGTCACATACCAATCTGTCCATGTAGGAAACTGCTCAGGGTCACTATCATAGTAGTAACGCTCAATGTTGCTATCGCAATTTATGCATAGTGTAAATTGTTCATCTCCAATTTCGGAGATAGCGGAAACAAGAGGCTCATGCGCCTTGCATAGTGTGTTTAGTGTAGTCATGGTGACCACCTTTCTTTTTCGTTATACCGCAATTATAGCCGATACCACCGACAAAAAGATACCTACTAGCGAGTAAGTCCATGATGTGAGACGCTCAAGTCATGTGATAAAAATCACACGGATCTCGGGCGTGTCGTGCTTGCAAAACCTGGGGGTTGTGGATAACCCCCGTAACCCTGTGGATAACCCCGCTCTTTTGCGGGCCAGCTCGACAATGTCAAGTCGACACGCCGTTAGGCTAGTGTGAGTTAGCCCACTCTCTATAGTCGGCTACGATCTCGCGCCACATCATGCGCCCCATGATAAGGGCGGGAACGATAAGGGCTAATTGCACTAGAGTAGTTAGTAGTCTATTCATTAGATACCCCATTCATCATTAGGTAATTCATCTAGTTCATTTTTAATTAGAGATGCCCATCTATGCGCCTGTATTCTCTTATAAATCTTATAACCGATAAAAACAACGGAGGACAAGATAAGGAAAGCCCATGATAGGGATAGGTAAATAAAATCACCCATGTCAAGCATGAAGCCGTATTCATTTAGTTCAATAGTCATTAGTTCTGTTCTACCTTTCGTAGGTGTGCTACTACATTTTTAGAGATTGATTGTAAATCTTTTACTGTCTTGTTCATTTCGTCTGCGCTAGTTGCGGTAAAGAAACCCAAGAATTGTGCGCCGTCCCATAGTGAGTAAGTGATAGTCATTATTAGTTCTCCCAAGTTAGTTCGTATAGTTTTGCTAGTTCATCTGTATCTTCATCATTGAAGTCATCTAGTGGAGGTTGTTCCTCATCTACCTCATCAAGGTAGGCGTATGCGTCTGCGACATCTTCTTGAATGGTGTCCCATTTAGAGATTGAGTTAGTTTCGTATGAGTATGCGTATGACATTATTTATTCATCTCCTTAGCAATAGCGTTTGACTTAGTTAGCGCCTCTAGGGCGATTGCGAGGGAGGCAAGGCGTTGAGCCTCTACCATTTGCTTGTATTCATCTAGTGTCATTTATTCTGACCTTTCGTTGTTGTTATGTTGTAATTGTAGCATGGGGGTCTGACAAATTGGGGAGGTTAGGGGGGTGTGTCGCAAAAGTATTTTTGTGACCTTAGTCACACTAGTTTTCCTCTTTCGCTAGTAGGTAAGCGTTATTTAAAGGGCGAGGGTTATTAGAAAACATAGCCTCTATCTTAGCCTTATCCTTTTCACGCTGTATCGCATAGCGTTCTTGTTGTTCTTTTCTAATTCGTTCTAGTGTATTCATTAGATGATTACCTTTCGTTTGTTTGTTATACCTTAAGCATAGCATGGGGGTCTGACAAATGTCTAATTCAAAATGCGTATAATTCGGACATTGTGGTGTAAGTCACAAAAAAATCGTGTGAGATACATCACAAAACACCCTAAAACATGGGCGCACTATCCGAAATGTCCGTTTTGCCCAAATTGTGTATCATACATGTAAAAAATATATTAACATTTTTATAGATCTTAAAAAGCAGTTGACTAGAATATAGGGCGGTGTATAATAAGAGCATGGAACCATATGCATCTATAGTTAAGAAACAACTTTCTCAAATATTAGAAAAAGAACCTAATGCGGTACTAATTGAGAAAAACATTGTTGTACTAAAAAACTGGTTATCAGATGATCTATGCGATAGGCTTGTAAGCCATGTAGAATCTTTTGGAGAAGATATTTGGTGGGACAAAAACAAGCGAGAATGGTGGCATGGAAAATTCTTCTTTGTAGAAGATAAAGAGTTGGACGCAGAGCTAAAACATATGCGTATAAGGCTACAGGAGCTCTTTAGACAAGAGCTCTGGGTAGAAAGCATGAACTCTGTTCATAGAATGACCAAAGGCCAGTCTATGTTTCTACATGCAGATAATTTGGCGGAATCCCTTGGATTAGACAATAAATGCGTATTTGGTGTTACTCACTATATAAGCAATTTTGACGGTGGTGAAATATCTTATCCAAATATTGGATTTCAATATAAACCAGAAAAAGGCGATTTACTACTACATCCTGGATGGGAAGAATATGCACACTATACAGAAGATGTAAGAGGCGATAAAGTCAGATATATTGTAGCTGGATTTGCATCACTTCCTGAAGCTGAGGAATTAAGAAAAAATGATCAGCTATATGAAGGCATAGATTCAATTAAAATGTCTAGTGCTGTAAATGGAATATTTGGGGAAGATGATTTGCCTGAAGGATTTTACACAACTCCACATAAATATTTATAGAACTATTGACTTTGTAAAATAAAAAATGCTACACTAAGTTTGCTTTGTGGGGGCTTACCCTGAAACTCAATATGTACCAGATAACATCTGTGGATATATGTTCAGGAACTGCTTTCTCTATCTTTCCAAAAAGAAAAAATTTGGGGGGTAGGGGGGCTTTCCTAAAATCTAATATCCCCAGATAAACAATTAAAAAACATAAAGAAAATACATAAGAAAAGGCGGGATAGAAAGATGAAGACTCTTATTGCAGTAGCCATAATAACTGTAATAACTTTCATCCTTGGTATCATATACCAGATAATAGGCTAATATAAGGGCCTATAGCTTAATCTGGTTAAAGCAATTGTCTTATATGCAATCGACTTTGGGTTCAAATCCCAATAGGCCTACAAAGGAGTAGAATATGGATAATGTAAAAGTGCCATCTGAATGGCCAAGAAAAAAGAAGATCAGATTTATTGCCCTTTGCTTTCTTGCTATATCGATCTTCCTATTGTTTAATATATAGGCCTACTTGGTTTCACGTGAAACATGGAGTATAATACTAATATGGTAGCTTATGATGTTCCTCTTTCGACCCTCCTTTTTATTATGTGGGCAGGTGTTATAGTAGAGCATAAAATAGGGTCTGAGGAACAACGTCTAGCTAATATGGAGTATTTGAGAAGTTTATACGAAGATGAAAATGATGGTCTCTAATTTTCGGCTCACTTTTCGCCGCACTTTTTAGCAATCAATAAGGAGATATATTATGTCTATAGAAGTTGAAATATACAACGATAAAGTTTTTTATTTTAAGAATGCAATACCTAACTCAAATGAAATTATTAAATATATAGATTCTGTTTCAAGTGATATTATAACTGATTGGCTTCCGTGGGGAAATCAATATGCGTTTTCATTAGAACAAAAAAGAGGCTGGGAATTAGAAGGAATTACACCAGAAGATTTTGGTTTAGCTAAATGCATATATGACCCAAATATATATGACCCAAATAAGAAAAATATTGAAAGTCATTGGGTGTTTGAATCTATTAACAACGCTGTTGTAGAATGCTCAAACCAATACGCAAAAATTTTAGGTATAGATACTATCTTAAATCCCAGAATACCATCGCCTGGATATGTTATTGGTAGATACGGCTCTATGCAATCTAGGGGTTTGCATACAGATTGTCCTTATGACGACTTAGAGCACTCATTTGTCATATACTATAATGATGATTATTTTGATGGATATTTAAATTTTCCAAATTATAATTTACAAATAAAGCCAGAGCCTGGAAGTATAGTTATGTTTAAATCCTGCGACCTAGATAATGAACACGAAGCAGTTCCTAATATAGGTATTAAATACATAACTCCACATTTTTGGAGAATGGGACCATCTCAAGGATTTGTGCCGTATGGGTCACAAAAGGTTGAGGTTCCAGAAAATATCACAAATGATTTTTATAATTTAGAAACGGTAGAAAAAAAGAAAAAGGAGATCTTTGGTGAATAAGATTGATATCGATGAAAATATTATATATATAGAAAACTTTATATCTAAAGAAGATTTAGTCCTATTTATAAATGAAATAAACGATAATTCATATATTGAAGACAACGAGCATCCAGTTCATCTTACGCTTAAAGTAGGAAAAAATAAAGATGTTATAGATTTATGGTTTGAGTATATTGAAAAATTAAAGACTATGTTAGAGTCTAATAATAGAAAAATTAGAATACCTTCTACTGAACAAATAGATTTTACAAAATACAGGCATACTTCAGATAACCCTAATGATAAATATTTGATGCAACCTCATCAGGATGATGCCTCATATGATTGGGAAGAAGATCAAAAAGGACCGACCTTTGTATCTCATGGAATTGTTATTTTTATTACTGACGATTTTGATGGTGGAGAAATAGTATATGTAAATAAAGATATATCGATTAAGCCAAAAGCTGGTTCTTTACTTGTTCATCCTGGAAATCTTGATTATTCTCATGCTGTAAATAAATTTTACAATGGAGAAAGAATAGTCTATGCAGCTTTTGTGCATGAAGACAGAAAATAAAAACCCCAATCAGAGGCGGATCCGATTGGGGCTTATCGCACTTACGTGCTTAACTTTAGGAGCCTAAGCTCGACTAGAGTTAATTCTTTTTATTATGTTTTTAATTTTTTGTAACATAGTTACTTTATGCTCTTTTTTCCACTCTTTAACTTCTTCTAAAGGATGTTTAGTTCCATGATCCCATGGGAAGTATGGTCCGTACATTCTTTTTGCGTGGTATCTAGGCATAATCTAATTATACACTATTCGTATTTTATAATGTCATTTTCATCAAGTTTGTTGTAAATTTCACTCATGTAATAAATCATTGCTGGATTTGCTTCTTGAGTTTTTGTTTCTACTTCTTCTTCAGTCATTCCAGACATCAATGCCATTTTTGTATTTATACTTTCATAAACTGCAACCATAAGTTGCACTACAGATTCTTTATCCTTATTCATCTTTTCCGTCTTCCGCTCTAAATGCTGGGGAAGGTCCCAGCAAAAATCCCTCTTCATGATATTTTACCATTTTTTCGATCTCATTGCTACCAACACTTCCTTTAGCAATTAAACATAATACGTCATATATTCTATGAAGCATTATGTAGTTAACCATAGGTAGGTTATCTTCTAAATTATTACTCGGCTTGTCCATTTTTTACTTTCATGTCTTCAAGCAATTCATCAATAGTTGTTAAACCTCTAGATTTAGCTTCTTCAGCATATTCTTTAACTACAATAAGAGCTTTTTCTGCAAGAAGCAAGCCAGGCATATGCATGCATGGAATATTTCTAGCAACTTTAGCTCTTAAAGCCTCATCAAATTCATTATTTAGTGGCATTCTTTAAACCTTCTAACATTTTTGAGTATATAGCGCTACCAATATAGCTTTTATACTGGCAGGAAAGACAGTATAGGAAGATATCTTCTTCACCGTCTTGGTTTGAAAAGAGAAGACCTTGGTCTAATGGACAAACCATCTCTGACACAAGGCCTTCTCTTGACAGAGCTAAATACTCAGACACTATTTGTATCTTAATATTAACTCCTTACTAACTTTTAGATGGAAATTTGTTTAGCCACTCTTTTGTCTTAGCGGTTAAACCTTTCCATGACGACCAATCTTGACCGCCATTGGTCATATAATACGTTATCTCTGCGTTGATTGCTGGATCAAATAACGAGTAGTTACTGTCCAGTTTGAATTTTTCTTTACGATCATCACCTAGGTTTCCCAACATGTTGATCTGAAAAATTCCGTAGGAACTGTCTCCAGTTTTCCTGTTGCCGTTATAAGCCATTGGGCGTCCATTAGACTCCTTTTTAGCCACAGCCCACGCCATTTTAAGGGCGCTACCCTCAAAGCCTACGGCTTCGAGGAGTTCAACCAATTCTGTATCTGTTAAAGATTCAGATGGTTTCCACACAGTATTACTGAATTGCTTCAGCTTTTCCTTGTTAAGTTGTGCTTCGGTTTTTACATCTGGTTTTACAACCAGAGCAGATGCTGATTGAATTATTTCTGGTTGACCAGTAAATAAAAACAATACAGCTACTGATATTGCAACATAGTGATGTAAAACATCGCTAAGTTTTTCTTTTATATTCTCCATAGGCATTTCCTCCAATAGAGATAACGAACTATAAGAATACCATTAATTATTGTTACATGTCAACCCAAATATAATACTTTATATATTCTAGTTAACTAATAAACAATTAGTTTTTGTTGTTTTTTATTAAACGCTTCCCTTCTATAAAGAACTTTGGTAGAATAAGACTCTTACTAAATTTTATGTGCCGTTGGGCGGAAAAGAGACAAAATGACAAAAATTCAAAACTTTAAACAATCCTCAGATTACTTTGATGAGAAGCCAATGGTATTACTTGAGCCAAATGCAGATAGCGCTTTAATAGAAAACCCATACGAAAATTTTATAGCTATTTCTAGATATGCTAGATGGATACCAGATTTAAATAGAAGAGAAACATGGAAAGAAACCGTAGATAGATATTTTTCTTTTATGCTAAACAACCTAAAAGAAAATTTTGATTATACTCCAGACAATATACTTCTTTCAAATCTTAAAGATGCTGTATACAAGAGAAATGTAATGCCTTCTATGAGAGCTGTTATGACTTCTGGTCCCGCCCTAGAAAGAGATAACGTTGCTGGATACAATTGTTCGTATTTGCCAGTTGATCACCCAAGAGCATTTGACGAAACTATGTATATATTGATGTGTGGCTCTGGAGTTGGTTTTTCAGTAGAGTATAAGTACATTAATAAGCTTCCTTCAATCCCTCAAACTTTGGAAAAAGTTTCTGATGTTATTGTTGTAGAAGATTCTAAAACAGGCTGGGCAACAGCCTACAAGATGCTTTTAAAAAGCCTATGGGACGGAAAGATTCCATCCTTTGATGTTACAAAAGTTAGACCAGCTGGTGCAAGGCTTAAAACCATGGGCGGAAGATCATCTGGACCGCAGCCTCTTGTAAACTTATTTGATTTTACTATTGCAAAGTTTAAAAATGCAGCAGGAAGACAACTTAAGCCAATTGAAGCGCATGACATAATGTGTAAGATTGGCGAGGTTGTTGTTGTTGGAGGAGTTCGCAGATCAGCTATGATTTCTCTTTCTAATATAAACGATATAGAAATGGCTCAAGCAAAATCTGGAAACTGGTGGGAACACAATCCACAACGTGCTCTTTCAAATAATTCTGTAGCATATTCTAGAAAGCCAGATATGGAGCAATTTATTTCTGAATGGAAATCGCTATACGATTCAAAATCTGGAGAGCGAGGAATCTATAATGTTGCAGCAGCACAAAAACAAGCTGCATTGAGCGGGAGAGACCCAGAGATACACTATGGAACTAATCCCTGCTCAGAAATCATATTAAGACCAAATCAGTTCTGTAACTTGTCAGAAGTTGTTATTCGTGAAGATGATAATGAAGAGTCTGTTTCTAGAAAAGTAGAGCTTGCTTCAATACTTGGTACATGGCAATCTACACTAACAAACTTTAAGTACATAAGAGATGTTTGGAGAAAAAATACAGAAGAAGAAAGACTGCTTGGCGTATCTTTAACTGGTCAGTTTGGAAATTCTTATTTTTCTGGAAAATATCAAGCCCATAAAAAAGAAGGTTATACATGTAGGTACGCATGTCCTGGAAATTGCAAAAATTTAGATCACATTAAAGAAGATGATCACCTTCGCCTAGAACATGCTCTACAAAGACTAAAGATCAGAGCTAACGAAGCAAATAAAAAAGAGGCATTAAATATTGGCATAAATCCTTCTGCCTCTGTTACATGTGTAAAGCCTTCTGGAACAGTTTCACAGCTTACTGGAGTTTCTTCTGGCATGCATCCTTGGCACTCAGAATATTACATAAGAACAGTTCGTGGCTCAAAGGGAGATCCAATTTCAATTTTTCTTAAAGAGATTGGAATACCAGTAGAAGACGATGTTATGAAGCCAACCGAAACTTATGTTTTTTCTTTTCCTGTAAAGGCACCAGAAGGTGCGACACTTAGAAAAGACCTTACAGCCATAGAGCACCTTGAGCTTTGGATGATATACCAAAAGGCTTGGTGCGATCATAAGCCATCAATTACAGTATCTGTAAAAGACGAAGAGTGGATGGAAGTGGGTTCCTGGGTATATAAAAACTTTGACGATCTTTCTGGAATTTCTTTTCTTCCATACTCTGATCACTCTTACAAGCAAGCCCCATACCAAGAGGTTTCAAAAGAAGAATATGAAGATCTGGTATCAAAGATGCCTAAAAGCATTAGATGGGAAGATTTATCTTTCTACGAGCTAGAAGA